GGTAATCCTCAAATTACTTTCTTCAAAGTTGTCTATCGTAGACACACTAACTTCGCTGTTGAACCTATTCAACAAGTATGGAACGGTACTCCCGACTTTGGTCGTACCGTAACTGCTACCATCAACAGAAACGGCGACTTAATTACTAACATGTACTCTGTAGTACAACTTTCCGGTGGTGATGTAACTGGTTCCCCCGATGAAGACATCGCCTGGGCATACGTCAGACGCTTAGGTTATGCCATGATCGCTGAAACCAAAGTAGAAATTGGTGGTTCTAAAATCGATGAACAATACGGTGACTGGTTAAACATCTGGTATGAATTAAGCCACAAAGTTGGACAAGAAAGAGGTCACGCTGTAATGATCGGCGATTCCCCTGCTGCTACTGGTTTCTCCGTAGTTAAAGATGGTACTTACTTATACATTCCTTTGATCTACTGGTTCAACAGATTCAACGGATTAGCCTTACCTTTAATTGCTCTCCAATACCACGATGTCCGTGTAACTATTCAATACGCTCCCCTTGCCAGATGTGTAAACTTTAATTGCATCAGCTCAAACGCTCCTTCCGTAGCTGACCTCGCAATTACCATGGTAGACAACTACTTGTTGATTGACTATGTATACCTCGATTCCGAAGAAAGAAAGAGATTTGCCCAAGCCAGTCACGAATATTTGATTGAACAATTACAATTCACTGGCTCTGAAACTTTAGCCACTAACAACAAATACAGACTCAACTTTAACCACCCCAGCAAATACTTGATCTGGGTAGCTCACTTGGACCCCTACGCAAACTCTAACGATTGGTTAGCATACTCTGCTTCAGGTGACTGGTCTGCTGCTTTGGATACCGCTGCTAAATTAATATTTCTTGCAACCAGAGAAAATTTGGGTGCAATTGAAAAAAACAACGGATTTACTTATTATGTAGTAACTGATGTATCTGGTGGTGCTGCTGCAACTGTTGATTTAACTGGAACTAGTTATTTGGAAACCTTAGCTAGTAAAGTAGATGGTCAATTAATTTTTGACGGTGAACAATATGGAAAAGATTTTGAAGCAACTGATTTACAATACCCTGCAACTCTTGACAATGTACTCATCACCAGAAACGAATTAAATATTGTCGATCTTTCTATTCAATTAAATTATTTAATTGAGGATGCAGCCCTTATTGAATCATGGGGTGGAGGTGTTGAACCCGAACTCTTTTTATATAACGGTTATGCTGACAACTTCACTGTAAATGTACAAAATGCATTTAACTATGGTCTCTGGTTAGACGGCACTGTCAACCCTGTAGGATCTGCAAAACTTCAATTAAACGGACACGACAGATTCCAAGAAAGAGACGGTAACTACTTTAACTACGTTCAACCTTACCAACACTTCTCCAACACCCCTGCTGATGGTATTAACGTATACAGCTTTGCACTCAAACCCGAAGACCACCAACCTTCCGGCACTTGCAACTTCTCTCGTATCGATAACGCCACCCTCAATGTAAGCCTTGTAGGTAACAACAGTGTACCCGCTTACACTAACACCTACGGTGATGGCAACTACTCTCCTGTCTCTGAGATCGTAGTTGCTGGAGGTAGCTCTACCATGAACATTTACACTGTAAACTATAACGTATTGAGAGTAATGTCTGGTATGGCCGGTACGGCTTACAGTAACTAAAAAGTTTATATTATTTTTACATATACTTTACATCAATTTTTAGTAATCTAACTTTTTAAATTTATATTAATATAAATTTAAAAATTGCAAAAATTACACTTAAAAAAATAATATATATAATATTAATACAATGTTATGTAAATTTATTTATCATAATGAAGATTCTTGTTTGAAAGAATCTATAAAAGACAAAAAATTCTGTAAAATTCATATGTTTTATGAAAATAAAATTAACCTCGATGATTTGAAGTGGTGTGATAAACACACTAAAGGTCCTCTAATTGATAATAAATGTATTTACTGTGATAAAATAAATACAAAGATTTTATGCAAAGGATTTACTAATAATAAAAAAACACCTTGTAATTTTAGTCCTCTAGATGGAGATGAATATTGTAAATTACATCAAACATATAAAAAATGGAAATTACTTACAGATTCTGGAAAAAAAATTTGTAATAATTGGATTCGTGGATGTTTTGAAGAAATAGGCGATACTTTCAATAGATGTTTAAATTGTAGAATAAATGAAAGAAAAAAAGAAAAAACTTTAAGAGATACTAAAAAAACAGTTGCAATAAAATATAATTCAGAAAACAAGAAAAAAATGTGTTATGATTGTAATTGTTTAACTGAAAAACTTTTTAATAATTGTTGCGAAACTTGTTATAAACTTAAGTTGAATAATAGTAGAACTCGAAATAAAAAAGACATTTTTAAAGACAGACTATATAATTATCATAAAGGAGCCAAATCAAGAAATTTAGAATGGAAATTAGATGATGATTATGCAATATCTTTAATGAAGCAAATTTGTAATTATTGTAATGAAAAAAATAAAATAAATGGTATAGATAGAATTAATTCATTTGACTCTTACAATAAAAATAATTGTGTTCCGTGTTGTTATCAATGTAATTCAATGAAATCATTTAAAAATGTAGATGATTTTTATAAAATTTGTGAACATATAGTAACTTTTAATAATTTATACAAAGGGTCTTTGTATAATGAATTGTTTTTACAATCAAAAAATAATAAGAATATAGAAAAATATATTACTGAATCTCAAAAAAGAGGTATAGAATTTAATCTGACTAAAGAACAATTTACAACTTTAATAGATGGTAACTGTTTTTACTGTGGAAATAAAAATGGAGGTGGTATTGATAGAATAAATTCAAATGAAATGTATATTATTAATAACTGTGTTTCTTGTTGTAAAACGTGTAATGTTATGAAATTAGATTTTACAAAAGATCAATTTATTAGAAAATGTTTAATGATTACAATGAAAAAAAAGGGGATATTATATAAATTAGATAATATTGATAAAGAAAAAGAAAAACTTATTGAATTATTTAAAAATATGAAACCTGTTATTGAAACAGATAATAATATTATTTATAATTACGAAAAAAATTATTATAAAAATTTAATTTGGAATGGTGATATAAATTCATTACAAAAAATTAAACTAGAACTTGAATTAGTTGAAACTAGTGAACAAAGAGATTTATGGAAATATTTTAGAAATACAACTTCATCTTTACCTTTTCAAAAAAATTCACAATTAGTAGGTAGACAATTAATTATTCTTGTAAAAGACAAAATAACAAAAAAATACTTAGGAATAATAAGTCTAAGTTCTGACTTGATACATTTAGAAGATAGAGATGATTATATCGGTTGGACATCAAATCAAAGAGTAAATGGTAATAAATTAAAATATATAATGAATTTATCTACGTGTGTGCCATTACAACCTTTTGGATTTAATTTTACTGGAGGTAAATTATTAACTAAATTAGCATTTTCAAAAGAAGTAATGAATATATTTGAAAATAAATATAATCATAAATTGTTAGGAATAACAACAACAGGATTTCACGGGAAATCAATTCAATATGATAGATTAAAAGAATTAAAATTTGTAGGATATACAAAAGGGAATTCTGTTTATAAAATTCCAAATGAATTAATTGATAAATGTCAAACATATTTAATGAGCAAAGGGTTTAATTTTTCTAAAAGAAAGAAATTCTTTATAGTTGGTCAAACATTACACGAATTAGGATTAAGCAGAAAGGATTATATGTCTGACATTCCAAAAGGAGTTTATTTTGGATTTTCTCATCATCAATCAAAAGATTTTTTAACAGAAAATATAGAAGAATTAGAAGAAACTAAAGCTAATGATATAAATATAATTTTTAATGATTGGATTAATAAATTTGCTTTGAAAAGATATGCTAATTTACAAAGTTTAGATAAATTACAAAATATAGAAAACTATAAACATATTAAGAAAGAAGAAATAACTAATTTAGATATTAAAATAAAGAAAGTGGATGAAGAAACTAAAAAAACAAATAAAATTTTTGATAAAGAATATTTTAAAAAACATTATCAAGAAAAGAAAAAAGAAAAAGAAATGAATACTCCTGTTCCAACTGATAAAATAATATATCCAGCAAATATTACTGTTTATAAAGAGAAAGAAACATTATATATTCAGTACAATAAATTAATAGCTGGTGTACGTCATACATTAAAAAGAAAAATTATTTCAAATAATATTCAAGATAATTTAGATAATCTTATTGTTGAAATTAAAAATAAATATCCTAATATTATAATCGCTGATACGAAAATAATTAATCCAGAACTTTTTAAATTACCAGAAATAGAAATTGAAGAAGAAAAAGAACCTCCAGAGATTATAATTCAAGATAAAAAGAAACCAATTATGCCTATAAATTTTTCTATTTGTAGAGTAAAAGATATAGACTATATTCAATTTTCAAAAAGAATAGAAACTACACTTTATCAATATAAGACTAAAATAAATTCTTATAATATTCAATCAGAATTAAATAAATTTATTGAGTATCTTAATGAAACCTATAAACTTAATATAGAAAAAGGAAAAGTAGAAAATAATGATAATTGGAAAACAACAAATAAAATTAAGAAATCCCTCACCGTCTAACCCCCAAATAAATCACCCCAATCACCAACACCATAATTATAAAATACCCCTTCCAATCCATATCTCCTAAATCAGTAAAAGCCTCTCTACTAAATTGAATATCTGAAGTAAATTGAGATGGGTCCTGAGAAAGAGGTGATAAAATTAATCTCTCATCTTTTTTTAATGCTAAAACCTTTAGATGTTTGAAAGCTTTAGGAATTTCTGTATCAATTTGTTGACTAAGAGGAAACATTTCAATTAAATGTTTAGCTGCTTTTTTATTAATTATATAACCAAATAATCCCCAAATTTTTTCTGGAAAATCATAATGTTTATCGGAATCAGTATCAAATTTATTATGATACCCCAAATATAAAATATCAAACTCTTTTATATTTTTTAATTTATTTTCCAATTTTTCCATAAAGTTATCTACAACTGTAATATCATCTTCCAAAATTAAAACATAATCATCATTACTACATAATACTTTTTCATAAATCCATCTTTGAGATAAAGACACTCCCATACCTCCTTTAGTCATTTTACTAGTGTTATTAAGTAATTTTTTATTTGTAGTATCTGCAATAGCATCTTTAGTAAATAAATTGCTTGGAATCAAATCCAAATCCAAGTTTTTTCCATACGCAGCATTAATTCTTTCAACTGGACCAGAAAAGTTAATTTTTTTAAGTTGTTTATCAACATTGTCTTTTCTATCTTTTCTGTGCTCAAGGTTAATATAATAAATTTTTTTAAACATTTCTACTATTAATATAAATTACATAAAAATTTAAAACTAGTTATTAATAATGTTTAAAAAAGTTATTCTATTCTCTCTTTTACAATTTATTTCTTCAAAAGTAACTAAATTTGTTATTTCTTCATGTGGGGACAGCACGGATTTAATGCAAAATGTTGTTTTATCAGTTGAACCAAAATTACCTCAAACTGATTATACTTTATATCTAAATGGTGACTTGAGTCAAACTATTACTAAAGGAACTTCTAAATATGATATTACTTATAATTTTATTCCGATTAGCCCTACAACTGAAGATTTATGTACTGAAATTGATTCAAGTAATATAAGTTGTCCTTTATTGAATGGTTTTATATCTTCTGAAAGTAAAGGCACAATTCCAATTGATTTAAGTGGGAGTTTAATTATTAAGAATCAATGGTTTAATAATGATCAGGCTAAGATTTTATGCATGAAATTTGACATTAAATTATAACTAATCTAAAAGCCTATACACTAAATTAGTGTAAAAAATTGAATAAAACTATGATTCTATTAATATCTTATTAATTATGTTTCATTACGGTAAAAAATCAATTAATAATGTCTACGAAGATATTACTAATATAGGATTACTTCAAAATCAAATAAAAAACTATCCGGAACCCGTGACAAATTTGAATATTAGTATCAATGATATTGAATATTCAGATGATTTTGAAGTATCAATTCTTAGATTACTTCATATCATATTTGGTAAGCTTAATACTATTGATACGTCAATGTTAAAAGACAGAAATGAAGTATCTTCTTTTTTAACTAAGAATAATAAAATTAGAAACTACATTTCAGTTCGGCAAAGAATAGAATGGTGTAATCTACTAAACAATCGGCCTTTTTTTCAGTACAAGTATCAAAATAAATATAAACTACAACCAACTCTCAAAAATCTATATACATTTTTTAAAGTGTTCTTTCCTTCAGTAAAACTGAAAGAATTGATTAATTTTGAAAGTTATAACAGTGGTTATTATACTTCTGATAAAATATATGAAGAAACAATTATTAAATTATATCTTGACGGAAATAATTTATATGATTGGAAAATATATCAATATTACGAGAATCTAAATAATTGTAAAGGGAAATTAATTACTGGATACTCTGAATTGAAATATTCTATTTATTTAGATAAATTTTATCATTAATTTTTTTATTGTCTTCTGCAAGTATAACTGTGACTTCCTCCTTCAGGATATAAGCATTCACCGTAACCAGGCATGTCAGATGCAGGAGTCCAGTTACCACCAACAATAGCTTCACAGTCATTTTGAGTATATAATTTCATTCCATTTGCATTATATTGACCGTTTAAGAAGCAAGAAGGGTCACCACTTGTCATAGGAGGCCAATTAGATGTTCTAGTAGCAAAAGCTTGACTTTGATCAGTACCATTTCCTAAATCAGCACATCTATCTGCACCACTTCTTCTATTTGTGGGGTAACCTCCATTTTTAGGACCATACATAAACATATTAGAACCTCCTTTAGTACTATCACAAGGAGCTAAACAACTTCCATTTTGTAAATCAGAAGGTGTTTGTTTCATGCCAGGAGGACAAGTATAACCTGAAGCAATACCAGGTAAATTCCATTTAGACATAAGATAAGTTTGAATTAGTTGAGTTTGAACTGCAGAAAGAGGAGAATTAAAAACTAAGAGTTCATAAATTACACCTTTGAAGAAGCGATCACTTGGAAATGTTCTATCAGTAGAAAGTGTTAATTTGCCAGTTCCACCGTTTGCGACAACAAAATTTACTAATGCCATTCTAGTAAAATCATATTTTACACTAGCAGGTTGACCATTTACAATATAACCATTATCGGGGGCGAAATCATTAAGATTATTATCTCCAAAATTATTTCTAGGATTCCAACGGAAAGCATGATCTTTTTGAGCAAAACTTAAAATATAATCAAAATCAGTGTTTCTACTAGCTACGTTACCAACAAAGAATACTGTTGTATTCTTATTAGTAGTTACTGGTAAAGCAGAAATCATAACTTGTTTACTATTAAAACTAATTCCAGCATTAATATTTTTAAATGTAGGGGGATTGAAAGTTGGTGCAACAGTAAAATGATTAGAGTTACCAGATTTATCCATCCAAGATGCCATGTTTGCGCCAGATAAAGTAATAGTTGTTTCATCTGCAGAATCTAACCAAAGAAGGAGTCCTCCAACGGAAGAAGGATTAAATGGATTAGTAGGTACTCTAGTAATTACTTTTTTGGGTTCAGGTATAACTGCTTCAGATTTAACATATTTAACAACAATTGATTTAATACTATCATTAGCCCAAGATCCATCATTACAGAAAATATAGGCTTGATTTTCGTTAATTACTCTACTTTGTCCAGAAACCATACCAGTGTAAATGGTTGCAGTAAAACCAGCAGGTACAGCAATATAGCTTGCATCTGCGGGATAATCAACATCTGCTTTAAAAGTACCAGCACCTGGTAAAGTCTTTACCCAACCAGATTTATCACAATTTTGATATAATGTTACATCAGTAGATGAAGCTATAACTACAGGAGTTGGTACAACTACAGGAGCAGGTACAACTACAGGATTTAATAATGCCCAATTAGGATTTGAAGTAGGAGCATATCCAGCACCTCCGATAGCTTCTTTCAATATATAAGCAGTTCCATTAAAAGTTACAATATTTCCGGCATCGTAAAAAATATCATTACTATATGCTTGTCCATTTTTATAATTTAATGCAGGATTAGATAAATTATTCCAGTTTTGAGGTTTATTAGATGGAGAATAACCAGCTGCACCAATATTTTTATTTAAACTATATAAACTTCCATTAAAAGTAACTTTATCACCTTCATTGTATGTAACACCGTTGTCATAAGTATTTGATGGTGCAGGTGCAGGTACAGCTTGAGCAGATGGAGGCCA